ACCTACGTCCATTCCTGCGAATATATCCATTCTGCCAGTCTCAAGTTCGGCTAAATCTTGTTGTTGTGTTTCAAAATTAAATGCCCATACTTGACCTTCATAAACATTGAAGTCTGCTAAGTATTCTTGTGCAAATTCAGCGTCGGACATAGTTTTCTTTGCTTCTGCTATATCTGCTTCAGATAGTCTTGGATTCTCATGATAGGTTGCTTTTACACTAGCCCACTCTGAAAACTCATCTGAAAAGCCTCTTTGATAAAACTCTGAAAACCAGTTGTTTCTACCACGAGGAGTAGATATAAATATTGCTTTTGAGTTATCTTTATCTAGTGTCGGTCTAAGTGCAACATTGAACGCATCTCGTCCATCAACAAGTGCGGCCTCGTCAAATATAATTAAGTCATAAGACCTACCCACTACGGAGTCTACTTGGTTGACTGAACCCATACGAATTGTTGATTGGTTTGATAGTTCAATAACTTTATCTTTTGCATTGTCTCTTAGTACTTCTAAGTCAAAATGCTTGATTAAGTTTCTCTGCAAATCAAAAGAGATTTGAGATAGTGAATAGTTTGGGGACATCAGTAACACATTACAGTTAGGTACTAAACAGACAAGTTGTGCTATTACATTTGCAATGTAAGTTTTGCCTTGTCGTCTAGAAACTGCAGCAGTTACAAAACGATATTTAGGATTATTTATTGAATTAATAATCGCTACTTGTGTAGAGTTGGGAGTAATCCCTAATAAGTCCATATATCCTTCTATTGGAAGTTTGATGAATCTCTCATCTCCGAATGTCATTAAGTCTTCACTAATGATGTCTTTTCTACTGATATCTAGCATTAGTGAATCTTAATGTTGTGTATGGTGTTATTTAATTCTCTTACTAGACCTTTATCAAGTGCTAATGTATATAAGTACATATATGCCATAAATAGTCTATGTAACTCAGGATTGTCTTCCTTATTAGGGTTTGCTTCGATAAGATTGACAGCATCAAGTGCCACCTCTTCTAAGAAAATTTCTGATTTATTTATTTCCGCTCGTTGCATTTACTTCCTCTGTTTTTTGGACTTTTTCTTCTTAGCAACTCCACTTGCTACTATAACTTTATGGAGTCTGCCACTTTTCATCAGCGTATGAAACTGATTAATTATCTTTATCTTCTACGCCTGTTAGACCTTGTCATGATTCTTCCAACTGAAGTCCTACCACCCCTAAAACTTGGTCGTCTTGGGTTGGCTGTTTTACCGAATCTTGGTCCCATCGCTTTAGAACCAGTACTATATCTAGCATACTCAAAAGAACCTGGGTTTTTTGAATTTACAACAGTACCAGCAGCGCTGTTCATATCTCTTGTTACTCCTCTTTTGAGTACATGTTTACGAATCTTCTGGGTATTATGTACTCCAGTCGGTCCGCTTAAAAATGAGCCTTGTCGTGCCATGTTATTTCCTCTTGTGGCTTAACGCCTTCTCTTTGGCCTTAATCATATCATCTAATCGTAGCCTTTGGACATTGATTACTTTATCAATATCTTCTTTTATTAATCGGAGTTTTAAGTTTAATCCAACTTTGTGTTCTAACTTTCCAATCGCTTGTGATGTTAGATACGCCATAGTATTATCTCCTACTCAACTCCTACCAAGGGCGTATAGCCCTTAGTAAGACTGCTTAGACTTAATCCAATAATGGATTTTTGTCTTTTGCTTTTCCGATGTTCAGTGCAAATCTGTCTATCCATTTATAAACTTTTGCCCATAGTTTGTCATCGACAGGTGTTGGCGTCATCATAACAATAGCCGAACACACAGTTATTATAATCGGGATTGCTTGTAAAAATTTAAAAATCCCTAATACAAAATCTAACATAGTAATTACCCCCTATCTTAGTTTTCCTTCGGAGCATATCTTTTGTCTTTGCCTTTTCGCTTGACTTTTTTCTCCGCCTTTATAAATGCGTCTTTGATATCAACTTTACCATCTGCATTTGCATCGGCTCCAGTAATGATATTCCATAACTTTTTAAACATATTTATTTCCATTTACCCTCGGGGCACTCTGCCCACCTTAATTTAGTCTTTAACGGCATAAAGCACATACAAACTCTACAAGTTTTCCAAAATTTATCGTATTTAGGACATTTTTGGCAGATTTTTAACCGCTCTTGATGGCTCTTCTTCACTTTCTAAGTGATGGTGGTAGTTTTGCTCTCTTTCTGCGCTGTAAATTCTTTTTTCTTGCTAGTAATCTTTTGATTCTAGAAGAAGTTTCTGTATTTTCTTGCTCTTCAACTGCTTTTTGAAGTGCTGATTCCATTGTAGTGCTTTTTGTTTTCTTATTCGCCATTTATTAGTACCTTTGCCTCTTTTTCTGTTGCAAATTTATGTAAACGACCTTGTGGGTCTCTTACACACCAAACACCACGCTTAACATAGACTTCCCAACCTGCTGGTGGCCATGCTTTAGTCTTTGGTGATTCTTTCATATCTTTTTTCTGATATTCTTGTTCCATAGTTTCTCCTAGTGAATGTTCCACATCGTAATGATGAGTCCTGCTCCGCCGACGATTAGAGCCCCAGCGGCTGATATTAATATAGTTTCTATTCTGTTTACTGCGGTATCTATGCTGTCGAAACGGTTAAATGCAGTTTTCCATCGCTCCGCGCAGACAGCCTCATGTTTCGCTAGTTCTAAAGCGACATCTTCGGCTTCCATTACTATCTCCTTTATTTCTTACTTTATAAAAAAGTATCAATTTGTTAAATTATATCAAAAAGTCAACTCGATGTCAAGTACTATTTTCGTATGGTATAGATTTTAACAGGTTCAGACTTACCTTTGACAGTTACTTCGTCAAGGAATTCGTAGTCATAACCTTCAATCAAACTGTACTCGGAAATTATCAAGTCAGCATCATATTCTTTACAACTAGATTCTAACCTAGCAGCCAGATTGACGCTATCACCAAGGACACTGTAATCAAAGCGAGTGCTGCTGCCAAAGTTTCCAACGACACAGTCCCCCGTATTGATTCCCGCTCCTGTATTAATTTGATCCAGGCCTTCTTCTCTGAGTCTTTCATTAAGTTCCTCCAGTGCTATTCTCATTTCAATAGCGGCTTTAGTCGCATTTTGCTTATGATTCTCGTCAGGTAGTGGTGCACCCCAAAATGCCATGATGCAGTCTCCCATGTATTTATCTATTGTACCCCCATGTTTGAGTATAATCTCAGTCTGATTGTCAAGGAAACGATTAATCAGAGTCGTAAGTCCTTGTGGATTCTTTTGGTATTTTTCAGAGATGGGAGTGAATCCTCGGATATCCGAAAAAAGGAAAGTTAGTTGTTTCGTAACGCCACCCAGTTCCAGTAATTTTGGGTTATTTTGTAATTTTTCAACCAACGCGGGACTAACATACGTCCCAAATTGTTGTTTGATCTGTAATCTCAACAAATATTGCGTAATGAAATTACGGAAAGTTACAATACTCCAAAACAAAATCGAGATAACTACGATTCCGCTGACGTCTAACAAGTAAGAAGATTCATATGCATACCACGTACCATAAGATAAACCTCCCACAGTTAGTAAAAGTATCGGAGCACTCAACCAAATGATACCACTAGTAAGTGCTAAAATAATCAGTACTAATGCTCCTACTGCTAGTTCTGCGCTTGGAGCCCATTGAGGTATAGATGGTGCTGTTCCTTCTATAAAGTTATGAAGTGCGTTTGCTTGTAGTTCGTGTGGATATTTTGGGCCTGCTGGAGTTGGTACAGGATTACTGATTCCCTCCGCCGTAACACCAAATATTACAAAAGGAGCCGGTATCGGTTCCCTCATAAACTCTGCAGCAGTTTGTCTGTAAAACTTGGTGTTCCAGTTGAGGAATACTCTCCCGTTCTGGTCAGTATTGATATTCGGATAGTTCGGTATTCTAACCCAAACTATACCCTGTTCTTCTGTTTTTATTTGGTACGACGGGTCTCCTACGCCTAGTCTTAAGAGTTCTAGTGCGAAGTTTGGGTAAAGTCTTGACTGTACGTTTACGACTAGGGGCATACGACGAGTAACCCCGTCTATTTCCGGCGTAGCGGTTACTATTCCGAGTCCCTTTGCGCTTGTTGCCAGCATAGACTCTGTACGTAAAATTCCTGGGTATTGATATAGCCATGGTAATGGATCCTCTCCTAATTGTGCTGTGCCTACATAGGCTGATAATTTATCTGATTGATTTGTTACTGCTGAAGCCAAGACTGTTGGTTTGTTCATCATAGTCATTGCTAAAGTAGTGTCGTTGTCTGGATTTCTTAGGTCTGGGTCTGGCATAAGTACTGTTATGCCTGGAACACCCTCAACTTTCTGTATTGCTGAAGAAAAGAAAGTTCTTGGAAGTGGATATCCTCCGTATGCTTCGATTAGTTCTTCATTCAAATCTACAAGCAGGATATTCTCGTTTTGTACTGGTTCTGTATTCATAATTAACCAGTCGAATGTTTTTAGTTCTAAAACTTTTAGTGGGTATGGATTCCATGCTAATAATGCTAGCATGGATAATCCTACAAATAAGTTAAATAATCTTCCTACCACTTAACTCTATTTGCCCAGTATGCTGCTGACATTTTACCCTTACGGATATTTCTTCTATGTCTTGCTTTGAAAGACTTTCTCTTTGCTTTCATTCTTGCAGATTCGCCTTTCTTTGGTTTACCAGCAGTTTTTGCTCCCTGCTGTCCAAATCGTATTGTCTTTACCTTGTTACCAACCTTTGCAACAACGATATGTGACTTAGTACGATGACCAGGTGTTCTCTTTGGTATGTTAAAACCTCTAACGCCTGCTCTTTTTAGTCTTGGATCTCTTTTTCTTGGCATTGTTTGCTCTCCTTAAACCTGCTTTTGCAGATTTGAAGATTGATGCGACTGTCTTTTTTCCCATCACTCTTGCTCGTTGTTCACCAACTGTTAATATTTGTATCTTTCTTGCATAAGATTTACGAACACGCTTTACTTTACGAACTGTTGCTCTAGCGTCCTTCGCAGTGGCAAATTTAATTCTAACGGTATCCTTTGGATTCTCGTCAGTATAAAGTCGTCTTCCTGAACCTTTAGGCTTTTTACCTGTTCCTTTTCTTGGATCTCTTCTTTTTCTTCTTACCATAACCTGATGCGTAGATTGCTCTTCCTTGCCGTTCTGCGGCTTTTTTAGTTTTGTAAACCTTTCCAGATTTACCCCATCGATATCCGCCTTTTACTTTTCTTACTGGCATGATTATCTCCTTCTACGAGTTCTACGAGTTGTCTTTCTCTTTCTACCTCTTTTAGCGAAAGTTCTAACATTAGTTGGTTTACCACCAACGCCTTGTTTCTTTGCTCTCTTTCGTCTAACAGCAGACCTTATCTGAGCCTTAGACATTCTCGCGGCTTTACTAGCAGGGACACATTTTGGATATCCTCTTTTACTTTTTGCTGCTGACTTACGTCCACATGGCATGAAGCCTCCACCTTTTCTTTTACGAGAGATGTCAACCCAGCCTTCTCTGAACCACTTAGTCAATCCGCCTGTTCTAGCCATTAGTCTTTCTTCCTCCACCAGTAGTCATCTATCCACTGCTTACACCAATACATAACACCTAAATAAAGTGAAAATATTAGACCGTCCCAATAAGATAAGTCATTCCATAATCCTGTTAAATCCATTATCTTCCTACTTTTCTTTGTGCTGCTTTGTGCGCTTGGGTAAATGTTTTACCCTCTTTCATTAACTTCACCATAAGTGTCATGTGTTTCTTTGTATGGTGAACTCTATGCCTTCTTAATGTGGCTTGTTGTCTTTTTGTAAGTTTCTTAAGTTTCTTTTTCTTTCTAGCCACGACGATACCTCCCACCTCTCTTTTTATATTCTCTAACTAACCATGCGTTAGCGTAGGCGCTAGGGTAGACAGCGAACTTTCTTTTTGCTGCTGCCTTGACCCTAGCATATAACTTTGAGTTAGTAGGGATATTACGTTTTTTACTAGACTTTCTTCTTCTAGTTGTTCGTCTTCTCCTTACTGCCATGTTAACCCCTTCTTTGTTTCCTCAGTATTGCTTGCTGAAGTTTCTTTGGTAATTTCTTCTGAGCGGCTGTTAGACCTTTTCTCTTTTTCTTTTTACCGTTTCTTCTCTTTTTGCCCTTCATTGGCTTTTTCTTTCCGTAATGTGACGGCATACGACCACCTCCTATTGTTGTGTAACTGTAACGTTACACCCACCTACTGTAACACAAGTCTGCGTTAGAGTATAACTTTTATTTAATGCACTATCCTGTATTAAATTCAAAGTTGTCGGCTGACTCCCTTGCAAAGTAATACTAGCGTTATGATTTCCATTACCTTTCTGTTGCACATTTGTGTTAGAGCCATCTGCTGTACCGTAGTACCAAATATGTGCATAATGACTTCCACCACCTTCTTGTGAAACATCATGGTCTACTGAATCTGCGTGTATGTCTAAATAATGAGTGTGAGTACCATTTTGATATACGTCTACTTGATTAGAGTTACCCCAGACGTGTCCGCCCCAGGTTGCTCCATCGTGTTGTTCTATATTCAAAGTATTAGATACGCCATCAATGTCTCCGCCCCAACTGTAACCTGAACCCCAGTAAGGAACCCAAGATATCTTATTGTTCGAGCCATATTGTTCTAAATTAAAAGTGTTACTTTGATGGTCAAATGAAAACTCTACTTCATTACCGTAACCCTCTTGTTTTACTGTTAAACTTGTGTCATCGCCACTATTAACTTGGTCGATGTGTACGTGATTGTCGTCTGCTTTTGCAAACTGCGATATTGTCAAGAACGATAGCATCATAAACGCTAACGCGCTAAATTGTATAACAGATGCTATTGCTACTGCTGCTAATTGTTTTTCTGCCCACCAGTTCAATTCTTTCTCCTGCCATTCTTTCGCTTCTTCGGGAGTTGCGTCCCTTGGTTTAAATACAAACTGTGTTTGTGTTGGGTAATCTATTTGTTTTTGTGTTTTAATTGGTCTCTTCCAACTGTCTTTCATTAATTTGTCTGCCTTATAATTATGTTAACTGATTCACCGTCTCCTACGGTAATCAAACTTTCTTTCTCGTCTGTTATAGTTCTAATACTAGCATTTGCATCGATAGGTAACTTAATAGATATTATACCAGTAACCTGTCTATAAAACCAGATTTGTCCGCTATCATCAACAATAGTGTTATACTGAGTATCAGCGTCAAGCCCTGGTTTCGTTCCGATAATGTTAACTTGGTCAAATCCTTCTCCTCGTTTTCTATCAAGCAAGTCTGCTTCTTCTATTATTTCTAATAAATCTTGTAAAAAATCTACATCTAGTAAATCAATATCTAACTCTGAGAAACTCCAGTCTTCACTTTCTTCTAAGTAGTCAGTTTCTAATTCACTAAATTCTAAGAAATCAGTAGTAAGAATATTACTAGAACTGTTTTCTGTTCTTTGTTCTTGTACTGCTTCTTCTATCTCGGCAGGTGGTGATACAATAAATAAGTTATCAATCTGGGCAACTGTTACATTCTCTATCTTCACAGGTTCTACTGGAGGACTAGCAATAGTTGAAACCATAGTCGCTTGAAATGCTTGGTCTAGTGTAACTTCTCCACCTTCATTCATTACTACTATTTCTCCAGACGCGTTGCCATTTTCGTCTGGTAGAAGAACTATTAGTGACCTACCTAGTTCATCTATTGTAGTAGTAAAATCCGTACCCCTTATAGCAATCTGTGCTGAAGGAGTCTCAATACTAATGTTTGCTTTGTTCATATTAGCAAGTTTACCTGAAGTAAATCTTGCAGTGCCCATTGCAAACTTCATAACCATCTTTGACTTAGATGGATTTGGGTCATAGATAACTTCGTCTATTAGAACTCTACTATGTTCTGTTAGTCGTAAATTAGAGTCATCTAAGAACGCTACTTTCATTCGTCCGTTGCCGGTGTTAAGCAAGTCATATAATAAAATGTCCTGGTCAACAACGGCAACAAACTCTTCATTATTTCTTGTAAGCGCGCCTTTACCTGTCTGTTCAACTATATCGCCAATCGGGTCGGCGAATAGAAGACAGGGTACTACCAAACTAGTCGGAAGTATCTTTTTGATTAATAGTAATAGTTGCATCGTCTGATGTAATATCCAGGTTAATTACTCCTGAACATGATGTTACTCCTTGTGGGCAAGTACCAGATTGCTGAACGATATCAATGTTTCCATCATCACCACTATACTCAACAACCAATGATTGGTCTGCGTCTTTCTGAGTAGTGTTGAAATCATTTCCATCTCCAGTTAAATCAAGTTCCCATTTAACATTGTCAGAATCAACAAGTGTAGTAAATACATTTGTTCCACCAACTAATGTAAGGTCATAATCAAAACTTTCTGCTGATTGGTTATATCCAAGGTCAAAGTTCCAAGTATTTGAATCACCTGTAACAGCAAGGTCTAAGTCTAAGTTGTCTGCAGACCCTGTGTAACCTATGTTCCAATCAAATATGTTTGAATCACCAGTAAATACCATATCTATATTACTAGAGTCTAGTACTATTGGGCCAAACAGTTGATTACTATTTCCGATTTGGTCAAGGTTAAATGTTATGTTACTACCTGTAATTGTCATATCAGTAGCACAAGCCCCTGATGAGATAGTTCCACAGAATTTGTTTCCATAACCTTCTTGGTCAATTGTAAGCGTCAAATTGTCACCACTTTGTTCAATAAAAATTTCATTGTCAGTAGTGTCCGCATACAACATACCTGTAGCGAGTAGTGCGCCAACGACTAATAATTTAATCATTTCCGTTCTCTCCCTCACGCTCCTGGATCTTCCAGTAGCCTCTTTCGTCCCCTTGCTTAATTAGCGCGAGGACAGCAGCCTCAATGGCTGCACGCGTTGCAACAGTAACACTTTCGTTTTCTGCTACACCGTCTTCATACTCTACCAGTTCAGTATCCATATCGATGAATTTAAATACATCAAATCCGGCCCCGACTGATAAAATAGTCTTTTTAGTCTGTACATTAAGTAAGACCTCTCCTGTTAATGTACTGATACCTCTAAGACTTACTGTTACGACATCTCTTCTGTAAGATACTGTTCTACCTACTCCAAGATATCTTGCACCTCTACCACCAGATTCCATATTAGTATCGTAACCTATGATACCACCCTCTAGTAATATACCTGCAAAAAGCAAAGGCTGTAGACCTTTGTCTTCGTCATGCTCTTCTCTTGTGCTTCTTATAATCTGTCTTTCTCGTACGAGGTTGTCGATACCATGTCTTTCAACTACGCGAAACCATGTTCCGCCACCAGCAGTTTTAAGTGCATCAATTAATAACTCTGTACCACCTTGTGTTACAGCAGTACTAAAGTCAGCAAGATTATCTCTTCGCTTTCTTTGTCCTGTTAAATCTTGAAAGTTATAAACTGCGACTATTGGTTTAGATTCCGCTGGTGGTAAGTCTAGTAATTGTTGGTAAGTTGGTAATTGAACAATCTCTGCTTCTTCTACACAGGTGTACGGAATCGCCCTATCTATAAGAGTTACAACATCTCTAACCTCATTGTTACAGTTGTTATTTTCGAACTCCCTCATAGTAGGCACACTTGCACAACCCGATAGAATTATCAGCAACAAAAATGCTCGTAGCATTAGAATCCTCCAGTACCAATCGGTATGGTAATTACCGTTTCACTTCCCTCGCTATCTGTAATAGTCATGATAATAACTTCAATACACGCACCATCTTCCTGACATTGCTCAGTCCTTTGGTATGTGATTGTATTACCTTCTAATGTAAAAGAACCAGAATAACTTGCTTCATCGTTACCGAACATATTATCTACTAATTGCTTAGATAACTGAGCATATATTCTTGATTCTAGGTTTCTAATAAATTTGGCGAGTGTCGAGTTTTGCTCTTCTCTTTCTGCGGCTTTTAGAGCAGCCTCGATATCATCTCGTATTTTGTCTCGTCTTGATTTTTCCTGGTTTTCGATAGTTAAATAATGTGCAGAAGTACCTACCCCAGAAAATGACGGATTTTTGAATGAGTGTACCTGTTCATCTGCGTGAACAGCGCTTATGGACAATAAGAATAAACTACAAAGAGTGGCAACTTCAATCCTGTCCCTTATTTTGTTTTCGTTTTTCATTTTCTTTCATTTGCATGATAGTTTCTACTTTCTTCTGCAGTCTTATCATGTCCTGGTCGAGCAACCGTAGTTGATCGATTAACCTTATTATGGTTGTTTTCATATTGTCTAACGCTGGTTTGATAACATCTGTTATCGTCTTCCAAACATAGTAGACAAAGTAACCTAACCCTACTATTAAGACTATCTCGAACCCGAAGGTTTCGATTAGATATACTATATCCATTAGTCTCTTCTAGCGTCTATTTTCCCGTCTTCCACAAAGTTTTCGGCTCTTGCAATTCGGTCTAAATCTGGTGCTAGTCCCAGTGCTGATGATACTATTGTATCTATTTTTATTATATCATTATTCATGGCGCTTCCTCGTGTAATAAGCATTTTTGACATTCCTTCGATTGTCTTTATCTCATTCACAAGACCATTCATCATTTGTTGCATAATAGTAAATATAAAAAATCCCATAACGAGAACTCCCGCGATGGGTAGGCCAACTTCTTGTATTAGTACAAAGATTTCCATATTTTATATTGTTTATTATCTCCAAATACACTGTCCACATATTCGTAAGTATAATTATCATATGGCTCAGTGTTGCACCACTCTACCATTAAATGTATTCTTGGTTCAGAACCATTAATAACAGAATGTGTGACTGTGTTATCTATCTCTACAATCTCTCCTCTTTCCAGGTGGCGTATAGACTCGCCCACCTTAAAAATACAGTCGCTGTTCGTATGAATAGGTATGTGTATATCCCTATTATGTACAACAGAAAGACCTCCATCGACATGGGGTTCTATTTTTCCCTCTGGTTTGAGTCTTGCGAAAAGAAGTGAAACAAAGTAACCATGCCCATAGTAATTAAGGAGTCGATGCTCCAGTTCTTCAAAGAACTTTCTGTCGTAGTATTTGTCATAGAACTTTGTCTTTTCAGCCTTTTTGTGTGGTCTTCCTTTTGCATATTGCCATTGTAAACAGATGCTATCTATGTGTCTAAAAATAGTTAACTCTTCTTTCCGTTTATTTCCTAATTCGTTGTTCCAATCCGCTTCATCGAACTTCCAATCTGGAAGGTCTATCATTCCTATGTGTCTGAAGTTCATGTTATCTGTACGGCGCGTATTTCATTTTCTTGCGCGCGAGGTTTGAACATAATACTTTCGCCACAACCACAGGAACTTGCTTCTTGAGGATTGAAGTATGTAAACTCTTCGTTGAGTCCTTCAGTCTTCCAATCTATGACTGTATCGATAACATACTCACTAGAAAGTCTATCTATATAAACCTTGAATTTACCAAAATCTACACAATAATCAGTTTTATCAACGCTAGTACAAATATCAAAAATATACTTATGCCCAGTACAACCGCCACCCGTAACGCCAAATCTAATCGCTTTAGTCTTTTCGTTACTGAGTCTTTCCACCAGTTTCGCATATGCGTTATCTGTGAACTCTATCATTTTTACTTTCCCAATCCTTGATTGCCTGTCTGATTGAATCTTCTGCTAGAACAGAGCAATGTAGTTTTATTGGTGGTAATTGTAGAGCCTCAGCGATATCTTTATCTTTGACTAGTTTTGCTTCTTCTATAGTTCTGCCTTTCAACATTTCTACAAACATTGTAGATGATGCGATTGCTGAACCACAGCCATAAGTCTTAAATTTTACATCTTCTATGACTTCTGTCTTAGGATTTAGTTTTAGTTGCAACTTCATGACATCTCCGCACGCAGGCGCACCAGTCATACCTGTTGCTACATTTGGGTCTTTCGGGTCAAATCGCCCAACACTAAACTGTTTAGGTGAATTTAGTACTTGTTCAAATCTATCAACTACTTCCTTGCTGTAAGCCATTCCATACTCCTAAAACAAAATTTTCTGCGGCATCTTCTGCATACTGTTCTGAGTGGTTTTTTATGTAAATAGTGTTTTGATATATCTGGTTAATAAAAAACATTATTGCATAAGAATCATCATGTTTATATACTTGTGCCCATCTATCTGTGCCATTGTAATTATTTCTAAATTCATGTATCGGTACGTGATTATTCATCTTTTAATAGTTTCTCCATCAACTTACCATAATTACCTTGTCCAAACGGTAAGTCTGCATTTATTTGGACATTATTTTGAGTTTTAATGCTAGCAGATTTTGCCTTTTCAGCCTCCGTTTGGGCTTTGATTTCGTCCATTCGCATTTTATGTGCCATCTGTAATAAATCTGCCAAATCTTTACTAGTGTACACTTGACTTTCTTCCGCTTCCTCTAGTTTCTGCTCTATAATATTGTCTAATGTTGATGCTATTTTGAAGCGGTTTCGGTAACCTGTGTCTAGAAAGACTGTATCAATGTAATTCTTCACTTCCCTTTTTGCTAGAAACTCTGAAACATCGTTTTCAGATATTTTTAACCGAGCACAAACTGCTGGCACATTACCTAACTCTAGGTAAGCGTTCGCAACTTCTAATCCTTCGGGAGACATTTTTACTGCTATTTCATTTTTCATACTTGAATTATATCAAATTTTATACTCCATGTCAAGAATTATTTTTGGAAGCATCATCATGATGCGTTCCGTTGCGTTTTTATTAGCAACGCGAAAATTTCCAAAAGTTGTACGCGTGGAGGGGTAAAATACACAGGTCGTTGCTAGGTCTAAAAACTGCCCCTATCAGAACATTAAATTAATGTTAGAAAACATTAGACTATTGTTATGTTTTCGTAGTAAAATAAGGCATGAACAAAATAAAATTAACCAATAACCATACTGTATATTTATACAGTAATTTTAGAGAGGTAAAAACTATGGATATTAATATTTTATTAGATAGCAAAAATGCTGAATTAGAACTTTTAAGAACTTCTAATATTTCTGAATACTTGAAATGCTTAGAGGAACTAAAAGAGATAATGAAAGCAATTCAACTTCTTAAATCTCATGGGGTGGAACTATGAGATTCAGAAACTTTATTGAAAAGAAAAGACTGATTCTTACAGAATGGGATAATTCTGCTGAATCAAAAAAGAACTTCAAGAAAGCAATCAAGAGGTTAAAGAATGACAACATTGAATTCATTGTTGTAGAACGAAGATTAATAACTGAATTTGCTAAAAGAGGATATTTTATTTATTCAGTAATTTTAGATTCGTTAATTGTAATAACATTTATATTAGCATTGTTGAATTTAGATACATTGTTAGAATTCATAAGGGGGTAATATATGAAATGGTTATTTGAAGATAAACCTACGATTAGACAAAGGGCTAATCGTAGGGCGTTGCGTAGGTGGTGGCGTTCCTTTAAAAGAGAGGGCGAACTATTGCTACCATTTATAATAGGTATAATTGTAATAGGTTTAACAACTCTATTAGCATTAAGTGAGGTAGTAAGATAATGAATAAGCAACAGTCATACAGTAATATTGTTGTTCAATTAAGAGGGGGTAGCGAATACCTAGAAACAATTGAATTAACAGATGTAGAAGAACAACTATTATTAGCCAATACTAATAATGCTTGGAACTTAATGTGCGAAAGCATACAAGCAAGATTAGGTATTGCGATAATAGGGAACTATAATTTAATTAGTTATACAGTAAATGGTATAACTAAACCATTACATTAGATGATGATTCATAGCGTTCCGAATCATCACTTAATTAGCAATATGGGTATATTGTGCAGTAATGGGGCAACTGTTTTTAATGCCCCACTTTTTCAAGAGGTAATAATTATGGAAAAGAAAAAATACGAAGATATGACAAAATCAGAAATGGTTAGAATCATATCTGAGCAAAAGGGATTAACCTTACCTGCTCTTGATAGAGCAACTAAGGTTGATATTTCTAACCTTGCAAAAGCATTAGGTGTTAATGCTGATTATAAGGGGGCGAAGTAGATGTCGCCTAGAAACCGACACAACACAGGCACTATTGCCTGTGTTGTTGATACTGAATGTTCATATATAACCAAAAATCCTAGAATGGTGTTTCATTTTGGGGCGACTTTTGGCGATCTTGAACAGGAAAATTCATTTAATGTAATTAAAATGGATTACTATGTTAAAGAGGTTATGCAAGACCTAGATTTATTCTTACATCAGAATAGAGAAGGGCATAATTACTCTTATAACAAATCTATGGCAAGAGCATTAAAAGACGCAATCGCCAATCCTTATAAGGTTAAAGCGTGGAAAGATATTGTTGAAGAATGGCAAGATAAACTCTATGCCATGAATGTAGAATATCTAACTAGTTATAACTTTAATTTTGATATTGGGGTTGATTCTAGCGTTGGTGGAACTATTAGAAAAACACATCAACAACTAACAGATAAAACTTTTTATCTGCCTAGAAATGTTGATTATGTTTGCTTAATGGATATTGCTGGCAATCTTTTTATGAATAGAGATTATAACAGGTGGTTAGATTCTCTTAGTAAAGAGGAACTAGAACAGATGACAACAGATAAGGGCAATCCTAGTTATTCTGCTGAATCTTGTATTAGGTATTTAAATAAAGACCTATGGTATAAAGAACAGCATACAGCGTTAAGGGATTCATTATTAGAATTTCAATTGTTCTCACATTTTTGGAAAAAATGGAAAGGCACAATTAAAAAAGAATTTGTTAATAATGTTCGCCCTGTTCATTGGTCTAATATTAAAAAGGGTTATTCTGCTAAAAAGAAACTTGAACTGCGTAGAGGTAAACTTACTAAAGCGAAAAAGAACAAGTCGAATATTAGTAAGAAATTTAATCCTAATCAAATGGAGTTAAATTTAGGGGGTGGAAAATGAAACAGTTAGAATTAGATTTCAATGACTGCACGCCTACATTTAAGGAATGGTTAGCAGAAACTAACCATGAACACTCCATGAATGGCGAAAAGACTTACTCTCTTAAAGAGGGTAAGTCTATTTATGCTGAACTAGTAAAAAAGGATTTCTTTAATAGATGTTCTAATATTTGGAATAATAGGGGAACATCATGTTAATAGATGATAACTATAAAACTGTTCAGAAAAGATTAGATTCAATATTTTATATTGGGATTAGTCTTGTATTTGTAGCACTTCAAGGGGTTAAGCCCCTTGAAGTCCTATTTTCTTACGCTATGTTATTCACAGGTAATTTATTAATTTTATATGTTGCATTTAGGCAAAATGAGAGTAAAATAATAGTAATTACCTTGTTAATGGCACTAGCCCAAATTACAAGGGTGGCAATATGACTAAGACAAATTTTATAGATAGATTATTTAACCTAAAACCTAAAATTAGGATTTATGATTTAGATGGAACAATTATTGATTCATCACATAGAATTCAGTTAAAGGAAGATGGCTCACTTGATTTGGAACATTGGAAAGCCAACAATACTAAGGAAAATATTTTTGGGGATTCTTTACTGCCATTATATTGGCAGTTAAGAGCCGATTATATTAATGGTGATATTGTTGTGATTTGCACTGCTAGGGAATTAACAAAATGGGATTGGGAATTTATACATTCTATGGGTATCTATTATGACTATGTCATAAGCAGACCTAAGAATAAGAATACCCCTGACCATTTATTGAAAAAGTCGCAATTAAGGTATTTGTTTAATCTGAAACAATATAGAAATCTGCATAAGAGTTTCTATGATGATAATCCAAATAATTTAAGTGCAATAAAATCTCTAGGGCGTGTTGATATTATTAATGCTGAAAGGTGGAATAATCAATTCAATGTTGCTTAATGGGGGAATTAGTAAGGGAGTAGTTTTTTAATTACTCCCTTACGCCTATTTATTTATGTTTAAGTAAGGGCGATCCTCTAATCGCCCTTATTTTTTTGGCAAGCGCAAAATCTACCAAAATAAACATTCCCCCAATCTTATCATACGCTATTCACAGAAAAATTCAAGCGCAAAATCTACCAAATTTTCAAAAATTCTGCACCGAAGTGCTAAAGTGATAAACCGAAAAAGTGCCGCGGGCGCCGAAGTGCGAAAGTGATGAACCGATCGGGTGCGCCCCGCGCCAAAGTGCGAAAGCGAAGTGCGTAACCGAGTCTACGAGGCGCGACATTTGTCCCCTTTTATGCGAACC